TTGGATGAAAACTCAAGTTATGGAAGGGATTCATGACCCAGTTAAACCTGGAATCCTTAAGAAAAGACTTGGAAATCTATCATGTTCTAGAGTAAGATCGGCTAAATCCAAGCTAAAAGACAAAGGGACTCACTACGCAAAAGCCCTTCAACGCTATTTAAACTATCACTGTTAACTATTTATATAGACAAAACGAATTCTATGTGGCAAGCCAACGTAACAATCATTAATAATACTAGTTATAGATTGACTATAGATGGTGTAGGTCCTGGAAATATATCCATTGGTGCCAACCAACAGACTAGTTGGAGTTCGGAAGAAGTGCATAATACTAAATCTCTCCTATTCTGGAAAATACAGGGAGAATTTTATATGCAAGGTAATTTGTCTTTTGGACCTGAAGCAGGAGTGTATGTAGATAGAGGATGGCAAGCAGAAGATGATCAAACAATACAAATGGTTGCAGTAGCAAATGGTAAATCTTGGACACAATCTCAAAACGGCGGTGAAACCCTTCTTGCTTGGAATGAATTCGAACAAGGCGGTGACATCACGTTAACTTTTAACGAAATATGAAAAAACAGACACTAAACGAAATTCGCCGGATGCAAAAGATCGCCGGTATTTTAAAAGAAGAAAACGACTTCGATTACGATAGCTTTTGGCGCGATTTAGCTAGTAAGGTAGGAACTAGAAGTGCAATACAGATGCCGCAGGGTAACGTAGAGTACGAATATCTCAGAGATATAACTTTTCCGAACGGGTTGAGTTTTAAGATAGGCGGAGAAGATCCTGAAGGCGGTAAAGTAATTTCCATAGAAAAGTTTAGAGGCGGATATGGAATAAGCGGGATGGAGTGGATCGAATCTCTCAATGAGCCTGGAGATGAAGGATATACGCATTATTTCGATCTTAAAGGTAACGAAGCTCGCGAACAAGACATACTAAATGCATCACGATAATGATAAAGCTAAAACATCTACTTCCGGAATGCAACGAATGTGGTCGTGATTGGAATCACGGTCATGATCACGAAGCCGGTATGGCTAAGAACGAATTAAGAGATATGATCTCTAATGCCTCTAAGATCAATTCTATGGTCGGTGAAGGAGATAACCTACCGGGATGGGTATCGGCATACATTTCACTAGCTGCCGATTATATGCATTCAGTATCTGAGTACTTAGCAGGTGAATCTAGTCGCATGGAACAACCAGGTCCAGGGTATGGATTAGAAGAAAAGAAAGCACAGAGTAGAGCCCAACAAGCAGCTATTGCGATTTCATTGCAAAAAGCAGGTAAGAAGCCTAAATAATGATAAAGCTTTCTTCCATATTATATGAAGATGTTTCGAAAAGAACAATCATGAAGGATGCGATTGAAACTGCAGATTTTTTTGCACGTCGCGCTTTCACAAAAGACGAAGCAATAGATCTTGCAGCCGTTGCAATAAAAAAGTTACATAATTACGAATTAACACCTGAAGACCGTGAAGCTATAAAACATTGGATTTATAATCATCCAGTATTTAAATAAAATATGAACCTCGATAAACTAAAAGGACACGTTCCCGACACTGTAATAGCCCAAATTCCTGAAGTAGGAGAAAAATTTGCTATTAACACTCCTTTGCGTCTTGCACATTTTCTTTCTCAATGCGGCCATGAATCCGGTGGTTTTAAAGTAGTAAAGGAAAATTTAAACTATAGCGCTAAAGGCTTACGTTCTATATTTAAAAAATATTTTACCGATGACGCTACCGCTCTCCTCTATGAACGCAAACCAGAAAAAATCGCCAACTTAGTATACGCTAGTAGAATGGGAAATGGAGATAAAGCAAGCGGAGACGGATATAAATTTCGTGGACGCGGATACATTCAATTGACTGGTAAAGATAACTATACAGCATTTGGTAAAGCAATCGGTGTTGATATTTTAGCTAATCCTGATCTAGTTGCAACAAAGTATCCGTTATTATCTGCAGCCTGGTATTGGAATAGCCGTAAGCTAAATGCTGTAGCCGATCAAGGTGCAACTGATGCAGTAGTAACTAAAGCAACCAAACTTGTTAACGGAGGTACCATTGGCCTTGATGATCGTATAAAACATTTTAAAGAGTTTCATCATTTACTATCTTAAAAAAAACAATGAAAAAAAATTTAATCAACGAAGTACGTCAACTGCAGAAGATTGCTGGTATTTTGAAAGAAGACTATCAGAAGCCTTCCGAAGAACATGTAAGAAAGTATTGGGAGACGATGATAGAAGTACAGCCGGAAACAGTACTTAACGTTCTTGCTGATTTGACTACCGGTAGAATGACTATTGATAGTTTTATTGAAAATACAATGGGTGATGTATTCGATTCCTACCGGGATGATCTTTATAGCAATATAGACTGAATAAAAAAAATGAAAAAGAAAACACAACTAAACGAAGTACGTCAACTGCAAAAGATTGCAGGTATTTTGAAAGAGTATTTTGAAACAGATCCTGAATCAGTACAAGAGGCTTTTCAAAAAGCCGGTATTGATATGAACACGCCTGTAGTCGTTGTTGAAACGTCAGGCCACTATGCTGACGAGCCTCGCAGAGCTAATCCTACAGAATTAGTAAATAAGCTACAAAAAATAAAAGATACTCAACAAGAAGAAGGTGTCCACTTTGACTACGAGACTGCAGTTGCATATCCTGCTCAAGAATATGGACTTGAAGGTATGGAAGCTAAATTATCAATGGGAGTAAGCGATGCCTACGAATTCGTTATATTTCAATAATAATATGACAAATAGAGAAATTATAAGAAGATTAATACTTAACGAAGTAGAGAGGATGGAACCAAAAGTTCAATCTTTTGAAGATAATCCTATTGACTTTATTTTACAGAAGTATCCCACACTTCGTAAGACCTTAGAAATGCTAATGTCCTCTGCCTATAAGGACTACATTACAGGCATTTATATTATAGCACCAAAACCTACTACATTCAAAATTGTTCTTCATAATGGACAGAGCTTTATGCTTACATTCCTGGGTAAGGTCTACGAGGCTACAGTAGCAGGAAAGAAGTTTTACCTACAGACAATTGGTGAAAGAGAAAGGGCCACGAATGCAATTGCACGTATTTTAGCCGTTGGTAATCCTATTGAGACTAAGGGTCCTGAAGGAGAAGAACAGGTAGCTGGTGAACCTAAAGTAGAAGAAGAAGAAACACCCCCAGCTGAAGCTGAAGCTGAAGAAACAGAAGCTTAATATAAAGCCCGGTTAAAAAAGCCGGGTTTTTTGTTGTTAGTTTAAAACTTGTTTCTTATACTATAAGAAAATCATATATGAAAACACGAATTATTACTAGGACAATAAATACAGTTTGTGGTAAAACTATAAGCTATCTTGAATCTGAAGGCCAAGCTAATAAAATGCATTCCGTCGATGGTCCTGCATTAGTTTTTCCTGATACTGATAATAAAGCTCCCGAGTATTACCTGTACGGCATTAAATATTCTAAAGCTGAATGGAAAGAAAAGCTTACAAAAAAGAAGACTATAACACCTGCAGATATATCTTTTGATTCACAGTTATAATCTATTTATTAATAAACGTTACCATGGTATTTAATATACAAAAATTCTTGGTAAAGAATAAATTAACTAAAAGATCTCGTCTTAACGAAGATGCCGAGACTAAGACTGATGCCGAAAAAGTAGCTATGGGTGCTGAAGAAGGAGATGAAGAAATGTTTGATCCAGATAGCAATCATCCTTACAGGCAGGAAAAAGTAAGTAGTTTTACAGGCTCTGAAATACCTTGGCCACAAAGAGACCCTCTTGACAGTACTAGAAAAGATGTAGATGATGGTCCGTCTGCAACTGATGCTAATAAAATCGATAGAGCTACTAGTAGCTTACATAAAAAAGAACTTAAGTTAAAATCTCTAGAAGATATAAAAGATAAACTAATAATGCAATATAAGAGCGGACAGTTAAAATTAGATCAATATAAAGCTGCTATTGGTAATATACCTAACCAAATTAAAAAATTGAGATTTGATATCGAGAGACAATTAGATCCGGTTATTGGTGATAGTGACGAAGACGATATCTAAAAGTACATATGAGTCAACGAGCAGCAATTAGCGATGCTATAAGACAGGAACTTATAAGATGTAAGCAAGATCCTGTATACTTCATGAAGAAGTATTATACTATTCAGCATCCTACTAGGGGTAGAATGATTTTTAACCTTTATCCTTTCCAAGAAAAAGTACTGAGATTATTTCAAAGACATGATTATACAATCATTAACAAGTCCAGACAGTTAGGTATTTCAACTCTAACCTCTGCTTTTTCATTATGGATGATGTTATTTGAGCAAGATAAAAACGTTCTTGTTTTAGCAACTACGCAAGCTACAGCAAAAAACATGGTTACAAAAGTAAGATTTGCTTACGATAATCTTCCTACCTGGATGCAAATGCCGGTGCTTGAACATAACCGTTTGAGTTTGCGTTTAAAAAACGGATCTCAAATTAAAGCCGTTTCAGCTGCTACAGATAGCGCACGTTCTGAAGCAGTATCATTACTTATAATCGATGAAGCAGCATTTATAGATAGAATTGAAGACATTTTTACAGCAGCACAACAGACACTTGCTACCGGTGGCCGGTGTTTAGCACTATCTACGCCAAACGGTGTTGGTAACTGGTTTCATAAAGAGTTTTCTCGTGCACAAAACGGCGAAAATAAATTTACACCCATCGCTCTCCCATGGACCGTACACCCGGAAAGAAATCAAGAATGGCGCGATGAACAAGAAGCAACTCTCGGTAAAAGAAATGCAGCTCAAGAGTGCGATTGTGACTTTACAACCTCGGGTAATACATTCCTTGAACCTGAAACTTTAAACTGGTATCAATTAAATACGGTAAGGGAGCCACTTGAAAGGCGAGACATGAACCAATCGTACTGGCTATGGGATTATCCTAATTCGATGGCTACTTACATGGTAGTAGCTGACGTAGCACGTGGTGATGGATTAGACTATTCAGCATTTCATGTTATAGAAACTGATACTATGACCCAGGTAGCTGAATTTAAAGACCAGTTAAGTACTAAAGACTTTGCTCGTAAGTTAGTTTCTGTTGCTATCGAATGGAATAATGCAATGCTTGTAGTAGAAAATGCTAATATTGGATGGGACGTTGTAACTACTATTGATGAAATGGGATATCCTAATCTTTATCATGCGCCGAAATCAGAAATAATAGGTACACAAATTGAACTCTATGTTGAGAAATTTGATAGAGGTGACGGAATGGTACCTGGTTTCAGTATGAATCAAAGAACTAGACCTCTTGTACTTGAAAAAGCAAGATCCTTTGTCGAAGAAAAAAGTATAGTTATAAGATCCCAGAGACTGCTTGATGAATGGCGAGTATTTATTTGGAAAAACGGTAAAGCGCAGGCCTTGCAAGGTTATAACGATGACTTGGTAATGTCTTTCGGTATAGGCTTATTTCTTCGTGATACAGCAATACGTTTCCGTCAAACAGCTATGGATCTGGCCTATGCAAGTCTTAACAGCTATACAAGAACTCAATCAGGCTTTCAAATTTATACTCAAAATAACGGTTCAAAACAACAGAATCCATGGCAAATGACCGTCAACGGTCAACAAGAAGATATCGGGTGGCTTATAAGATAAAGATATTTATTAGATATGGCAGATCAACAACCACAAAGGAACCTTTTTTCAACACTTAAACGCTTGTTTTCCACTGATGTTATCATCAGAAACGACGGCGGTACTCTCAAGACAGTCGATATCGATCAGATCCAGGTCGATGGCGTACTTCAAACTAATGCATTAGTAGATCGATTCAATCGTATCTATACTACCTCTACCTCTTACGGTGTAAACTTAAACCTTTCGCAGAATTATCAAAGCGCCAGGGTACAGATTTACGCCGATTATGAAGCAATGGATACTGATCCTATTATTGCCTCAGCTTTAGATATTATCTCTGACGAGTGTACTCTTAAAAACTCTCAAGGAGATGTAATTCAAATACGTTCATCAGATGAAAACATTCAAAAGATACTCTATAGCCTTTTCTATGATATACTAAACATTGAGTTTAATCTATGGTTCTGGATTAGAAATATGTGTAAGTATGGTGATTTTTTTCTAAAGTTAGAAGTTGCCGAAAAGTACGGAGTTTATAATGTAATTCCATTTTCCGCTTATAATATTGTACGTCTTGAAGGTACAAATCCTTCTAATCCTTCTGAAGTAATTTTTAAATATGACCCTACTGCTGCATTAGGAGCTACTGCAGGATATTCTACATCATATCAGAATACTGATTTAGGTATAACGTTTTATAATTACGAAATGGCTCACCTTAGATTGATTGGTGATGTAAACTATCTACCTTACGGTCGCTCTTACCTAGAGCCAGGACGTAGATTATATAAACAATATATTTTAATGGAAGATGCGATGATGATTCATCGTCTTACTCGTGCTCCTCAACGCCGTATTTTTTACGTAAATGTTGGAGCTATACCTCCAAACGAGGTTGAAAATTATATGCAGCGTATGATTAATAAGATGAAAAAAACTCCTCTTGTTGATCAAAAAACAGGACAGTATAATTTGAACTATAACGTTCAAAACATGCTCGAAGATTTCTTTATACCTGTACGCGGTAACGACTCCTCTACACGTATTGATAATGCACCACCTCTGGAGTATAACGGTATTGAAGATATTAATTACTTACTTAACAAATTATTTGCAGCTCTTAAAATACCTAAAGCATTCCTTGGATATGAAAAAGATTTAACAGGTAAAGCAACATTGGCTGCTGAAGATATTCGCTTTGCACGTACTATTGAAAGAATCCAGCGTATTGTTCTTTCAGAATTGACAAAGATAGCATTAGTACATCTTTACGCACATGGATACGACGATGAGTCGCTGACTAATTTTGAATTAAGTCTTACTACTCCTTCAATTATCTACGAGCAAGAAAGAATTGCCTTGATGAAAGAAAAAATGGATCTAGCCAGTCAAATGATGGAGACTAGTTTTTTACCTACTGACTGGATATACGACAAATTATTTCACTTCTCTGAAGAGGAGTTTGATGAATATCGTGATTTAATAGTAGAAGATAAAAAAAGAATGTTCCGTATTAAGCAGATTCAAGAAGAAGGCAATGATCCTGCTGAAAGCGGCCAGGCTTACGGTACACCACATCAAATCGCTTCAATGTATGGCGGATACGGTACTGCACCGCTTTCAGGTCAGAACGTCCCGCAAGGTTATGATGAAACTAACCCTAGCGAACCTGTTAAATTACCCGGACGCCCTGCAAATAAAGTATCTCTTATAAATACTTCAGAAGATCCACTAGGCAGAGACAGAATGGGGGTATACGATCTCAAATCTAAATCGATCTCCGGCGAAGATGGATTAAAAGCTAAATTTACAGGCGGAAGCCCTCTTTCACTTAGAGAGGGTAAAAATACAACCGTAGCTACTTATCTAACCAATAAAGCTGCATTTGAATCTTTTAAGAAGAACAAGAGAGTTAACATATATGAAAATGATAAAAAAAGCGAATTGCTTGATGAATCACGTATTAGACCTGATTCAGATTTAATCTGATACGTCGATATTTATTAGTAAGCTAACTAGCGATGATTAAACATAGCAAATACAAAAATACAGGGATTTTATTTGAGCTTTTAGTACGTCAATCTACTTCAGATTTAATGTCTAATAAAGATCCAAAAGCTGTTAAGATTTTTAAGAAATACTTCACAGGCACAGAGTTAGGTAAAGAGTATAACCTTTATAATTCTGTTGCTAGTGCACCAAAACTTTCTGAATCTAAAGCTGAAATACTAATTAATACTATAGTTGAGCAAGCAAAAAAGCTTGATAGAGTTAAATTAGATAAAGAAAAGTATAATCTCATTAAAGAAGTAAAGAAACATTACGATTTAGATGATTTTTTTAAAGCCAAAATAAATAATTATAAGATTTATGCTTCAGTATATACTCTTATTGAAAATCAACTTACCAAAAAGTTCTCAGATACTAAGCAGCTTGTAACAAATAAGCTTACTCTCCTTGAGTACATTACTAAAGAGTCTTTAACTGAGAGAAAAGTAGCTTCTAAGGTAGTTGAAGCGTTTATGAGAGAGGATAAAGAAATTAGAATCCTTGCCTATAAGATACTAGTTGAGAAGTTTAATGAAAAATACGCTAGTCTTTCTCTAGAACAAAAAGATTTACTCAAAGAATATATTAATAACGTCTCTGATACTAAGAGACTAAGAACCTATCTCAATATTAAACTACTCGAAGTCAAAACCGAGCTCGTAGGCTTAAAGTCTAACGTCGGAGATAAGGTTCTTAAAATAAAACTGAATGAAGTTTTAAATTTTATTAAGCCCCTTGGTCCAAATGATTCAATCAAGGACGAGGTTTTGATCGGCTTAATGCAGTACTATGAATTGATCAGTGAGCTCAAAGCCATCAAATAATGAATAATCAATTTGCTACGCAATTCTTATTAGAAGATTTAAAAGATCTGCCTGACGAAGATCTACCTTTCGATGAGAAGTTTATTGAGGCGATGATCGAAAAAGCTATGTCTTTTGGTTTAACTCGAATCGAAGCAGTAGCAATGGTTAGAGAGATTATCAAGGGATTTAAGCTAGATGAAGATGGAGGAGCAGCAGCACCTGCAGGAGGTGGGGGTAGTACAACAGGCGGTGGAGTAACTAACGGAGCAACAGTCAGCGGCGGACCTGAAGGAGAACAATACTTTGCCGGTACGCGAAAGAAAAAGATCAAAGAAGATGCACCGCGTCTTGCCGGATCACCTGCTAGGACTACTTCACAGGGTGCTAAAAACCTAAGTGCATATAGTAGCGTTGGTTTTACTAAGGCACCAAGTGCTCAAGAGGCCGGAAAAAAGATAAAGGGCGTACAGGTTAAGATGCTTTGGAAAGAAGGTCAGACTCCTGCCTGGGATGAAGTAAAAGAGTTTGTATTAAAGCTAGCAAAGCATTACGGATACGGAAACGATTATGTAGATTATATGAAAGGCTGTCACCAACAAGGTCTAATTGTTAAACCACAGGATTTAGAGACTTGTACTGCAGGATACGGTGAGGCTCTAAGAGAGTACATAAACGAATCTCGTGCATATTCACAGTTTAAAAAGCAAACTGCCATTCGTCCTAAGGATCAGCAGATGCACGAGGCGGTAAAAATCATTCATAAGAAATTAGAAGAAGTATCCAGGCTTGTAGAATTCGCTCAGCAAATGAGAAATGAATTAACTGAAGGTGAAAACGCTCTTGAATATAAGCATAACACTAAAAAGATCTTTGAGAAAATCAATTCAAAAGTAGTAGAAGTGTATACAAAAACTAGAGATTTAAAATAAGGTATATGGCAAAAGGAAAAGGCGGTAGTGAATTAAGAAAGATCAGTTTTGGCAAAAGAAAAGCAGGTTCTGCTCAGAAAAGTTTTAACAAACACAGTCCGCGGCCTAAAAAATATCGCGGGCAAGGAAGAAAACCTTAAGCATTATGAGTACTAAAAAATTTCTTGGTGAAATCAACCGGCTGAAAAAAATTGCCGGACTGTTAAAAGAAGAGCTTGATCTATCTGATACACCAGAATTTATCAAGAAAAGCGATCTACATACAGGTAAGATCACAAACGTTACTTTTGACGGAATAGATCATAACGACTACCCTGATTACGTTGATGCATATGTTGTTAGCGCGGATATAGACGGCAGACCAATGACTGAGGAAGAAATAGATGAGTTAAACGGTGATTCTGATCTAGTATACGATTTGCTTATGGATTACTTATACTGAGTCATAACTATTTATTATTATGAAAAATATTCAAGCTCAATACCAAGACCTGTTAGAGGGTAAGATGTCTAAGAGCAACTTCATGCGTAATGTACGTATGCAGTTTCCACAACATATCTCACCTACTACCTCTTTTGACGATTCCGTAAGAATCCTAAAAGGAAAGCGTATTTTATCCGAAAACAAATCTACTGAGTACAATAAGATAATTGATTTCATAAAATACGAAGTCGATTATGTTCCCGATGATATTGAAGTATATATGAAGTGGCTGGAACCTTATAGAACCATGGCTTTGAAAGCATTGCAATACAGGAAAAAGAATTTTAGTCAAATGTCAAAAGATAGGTTGCAATCTTTAGCTGAAGCTAAAAAGCCTGAAGGTGTTTACGGTCATAATCCAAACGCCGAAAACGACACCTACAGAGGTATCGATCACCTAAACTACTACCAGGTTTATCATGGCATTCAATTTGAGCTTGCTAAGATGCCAGAGATTACTGACGAGAATTACGTTAAGGCTAGAAAGAAAGTCGTTGATACTATCCTGAAAGATCCTGATGCTTACAAAGATTTGCAGCTTGCAAACTTTAAGGCCGTCAAGGAAATGGATAAGGATCTCGAAATGAAAGATGTTAAGAAAAACAATCTTAACGACAAGCCAAATGAGATGAAGGTTGTTAAGAAAGATGCTAAAGCCAACACGCAAGATACTCTCGAAAAGAAAGAAAAAAGAAAGTCTAAGACTGCTAAGGTACCTGTAATGACTCAAACTCCGAAAGGAAAACTTGAAGCATTTGCAACTCCCGGTAAGGAAAAAGTAATGGCTCTCAAAGAACATATTCTTGATGAAATGACTACCCGAAATCCTCATCACGAAGAGATTCATAAGGGTAACGAGGTTTATAAAAAAAAAGGTAACGGTACCCCCGGTAAAGTAGTTGATTTTGATGGTCATACTGCTACAGTAGAATGGCAAGATGGCCATAAAGAAGATTTACAAAAAAACGTACTTACAAAAGTTAAGCCTGAAAAGACTACTACAGAGCTTCCTTCTAGCGAAATGAAACCTCGTACAATGGTTCCATGGAGCAATAACGAAGAAAAGCTCAATGAAGATCCTGTAGGGCAGCAAGCAGCAGGCGATGAAGAAGAAGAGGCTAGCTTACGTGCTACCGTTATTAGGAAAGAGGATAAAATTAAAGATCTGAAAGAAAAACTTATTAAAGCGTTGACTAAAGAAGCCGGCGATCTGGTAAAAGCGGCTGACGGAACCTTTTTAGGCGCAACTGCTACAGGAAAAGGCAAAAGTTTAGCTAATAGTATAAAGAATCAATCTAAAGGCGGTATTAATCCCATCGTTACAACAATCAGCTCATGAGTAAGCAAGTCTTAATAGAATATCTACCATTCACACCCTTACCTAGGCAACTACACGAGGCTAGAATGAATCCTAAAGCCCCACTTATTGTAGCCGGTCTCGTACAGGCTGCCGATAGACCTAATGCTAACAAGCGTATCTACGACTTTGATACTTTAGCTAAGCAAGTAAAACTCTATATCGACGGACCCATTGCTGAAAGAAGGGCGCTTGGGGAGCTTGATCACCCAGAATCTTCTGTTATTAACCTTAAGAATGTTTGTCATAATATTACTAGACTCTGGTGGGATGGTAAGAATCTCATGGGTGAGTTTGAAGTTTTAGATACACCTTCAGGTAATATACTACGTGAATTATTTATGAACAATATTACAGTCGGTGTCTCTTCACGTGCAATGGGGTCGGTTTCACCAATAGGTGAAGGTCTTGTTCAAGTAGAAGATGACTTAGAATTGATTTGCTGGGATTTCGTTTCTACACCTTCAACATATGGTGCTTATGTAAAACCGTTGGAAGGATTAAATGAATCTTATGATCCAAACGGCGGTGAGGGTAGGAAAAACAGTATTAATAGACTAATTTCAGATATTATTTGCACCCAAAGCGGTGTTTGCTGTATAAAATAAAACAACTATGAAACAACATCTTAACGAAATTAGGAAAATGCAGCATATAGCTGGATTGATTAATCAATCACAATCAAACGAAGCATTCGAACCAGACTACGATCGAGGCGGGTATTTTATGGATATGCTAGAAGAAGCTATTGGTCCTTGGATAGATAGTAAAATAAAGGATGGAGAAGAAATTGAACAAATTAAAGCTGAATTACACTACGACGTAGATAAAATAGTTGATAGCCGTAGTAAGACTTATTTTTAAAAAATAAGAAATCCTAAATAATTAATTTCTGACATTATTTGCACTCAATCAGGTGTTTGCTGTATAAAATAACGATCATGAAACAACAACTTACCGAAGTAAAAAGACTGCAAGAGCTTGCAGGGGTTGTTGAGCACGAGCATAATTTTTTAGAAGACCCTAACCCTTTAGACGATCTACCATCGGTGAAGTTAGATATTGACGATAACGGAATGATGAAAATCGAATTAACCGCTTTTTTTCATACTCCGGGTAACGGAAAAGTTCCGCTATTGATTAATAACCCAGCACTTCAGGAAGTAGTTATGAAATCAATTCAATTAGAATCTCAAAAAGCCTTTAGAAAAGCCGTACACGGAGTACTTGGAATCCCTTACGGCTTACCTGAATAAAAAAATTTTCACTAAGAATCAAGGTTTTCCGTACAGGCAGAGATATTTATGAACGTATGCCATCCTAATATGGCATCTCGTATTCTATACACCCTTATATTGCTACACTCTAATTAGCAATCCCCGAAACAAATTTAAGATGGAAAATCAAGAATTGTTTAAGCAAGCAATCCTTGACGCAAAGGCTGTTCGTGAGACTGCAATGGCTGCCGCCAGAACTACTCTCGCTGAGCATTTTGAACCTTTCATCAAGGAAACCATGGCAAAAGAACTCACAAAAGAAGAGCACGACACCATGGAAGAGGATAATGAAATGGAAGAAGCCATGAAGCATCATAAAAAACATGATGCTACTGAAATGGAAGAAGCCATGAAGCATCATAAAAAACATGATGCTACTGAAATGGAAGAAGCCATGAAGCATCATAAAAAACATGATGCTACTGAAATGGAAGAAGCCATGAAGCATCATAAAAAACATGATGCTACTGAAATGGAAGAGTCTACACTAGATGAAATCTTAGCCGAGCTAGATGCTCTTTCTGAAGAAAATATCGAAGAAGGAGATCACACAGTCGATGAAGGACACGTTCCCGAAGACGGCTACGTTGGAAAAGCAGGCAGAGGTGCAACCGGTTATAATGAACGCGCCGGAGTATCACATGGCGATGGAAAACTTCACGAAGCTGATGATGAAAAAGAAGAAGAAGACGACGAGGCTGAAGAAGCCGGCGAGGACCTTACTAAAGACATCGAAGCGGCTAGAGGCGGTGAAGAGCAAGAAGTAGTTGATATTACTGTAGGTGAATTGAAAGACATCATTCGTGATGTATTCATGCAATTACAGGGCGGTGATATGGCTCCTGGAGCATCACTAGATGGCGGTACTGAACTTGCAACAGATTTAGGAAGCGGCGGAGAAATGGAGGCAGGAGAAGAAGAAATCTCTCTTGATGAAATTCTAGCTGAACTTGAAGAAGAAGAGCATAAAATGGAAGAAGTTAAGAAAAAGCATCACCACAATGATAAAGTAGATGAAGGTACAGGACCGGGTGGTGAGATCGATCCTAAAGCCGAAAGCACTTACAAGGTTGAAGAAATTAAGAAAGAGCTTAATGAAGCTGTTAAAACGATAAAAGCACTTAAAACCGAACTTAATGAAATCAATCTTTTCAGTGCAAAACTTCTATATGTAAATAAAATATTCAAGGCAAAAAATCTTTCTGAATCACAAAAAACGAAAGTAATCAACGCATTTGACAGAACAACAACAATCAAAGAGGTTGAGAATACTTACAAAACTTTACTTGAGTCAATTAGTGTAGAAGCTAAAAAAACTTCACTTAAAGAATCCGTAGGTTTTGCATCAAAACCAATCGGTAGCGCTCCAGCTCGTCCGATTGTTGAAGCCGATGCTTTTGTATCAAGATGGCAACAGCTTGCTGGAATAAAAAAATAACAATCTCTAAACTAAACATTAAAAAAATGTCAAACCTAGTTAATTCCCTTTTAGAAAGCGCTAACCCATATACCGATCAAATGGGGGTTAGTCAGAAACTTGCTAAGAAGTGGGCTAAGTCCGGCCTACTCGAGGGTTTGAAAGATTACGACCGAACTAATATGGCCGTTATTCTTGAAAACCAAGCAAAACAACTCGTACTTGAATCTTCTACAACTGGTGGTGGCGTAACCAACGGTGCAACTTTTACTCCTGGTAATGGTGAGCAGTGGGCTGGTGTAGCTTTACCTCTCGTTCGTAAGATCTTCGGACAAATTGCATCTAAAGAGTTCGTTAGCGTACAGCCAATGAACCTTCCTGCTGGTCTAGTATTCTACTTAGATTTCCAGTATGGTAACAACATCCCTAAGCCTTTCGTAAAGGGACAATCTGTTTATGGTACTCTAAACCAAACAGCTACTAGCGGATTCGGTAACTTAGCCTCTGGTGGTCTTTATGGTCAAGGCCGTTACGGATATTCTATCAACCAGTTTTCTGCTTCTGCAGGTACAGTTGTAACAACTGCCGCAACTTTTGCTAACGTTAACTTCAACAATGACTACTCTCAGTCTGTTGTAGATAGCAAGATGATTCAGATCGCAGTTCCTACTGCTTCTTTAAGCACCCCTGACCTTAACGGTATCCGTGCTTTCGAATTGAGCGCTAGCTCTGCTATACTATCCCCTTCTACTTTGATTAATGATTTTACTACTTTATCCGGTGGCGATATCTTATTCTATGTAAGCGGATCAAATGCAGCAGCTATCGATGCTGTAACCGGTTCGATTATTGTATTCTACAATAAGCAAACCAATTTCCAAACTCGCGGTGATGTTGAAGATGCTCCTGGCGATACACCAACACCATTCTCTAATCCGAACGCTGCTTCTTCAACTCAGATCGTTATACCCGAGATTAACGTTCAGATGAAGTCAGAGACCATCTCAGCTAAGACACGTAAGTTGAAAGCACAATGGACTCCGGAATTCGCTCAAGATTTGAATGCTTATCATTCTCTTGATGCTGAAGCAGAGTTAACCGGTATGCTTTCAGAGTATATCTCTCTTGAGATCGATCTCGAGATCCTCGATATGTTAATCGAGAATGCTCAGACAGTTGCAAACTGGTCTGCACAGATTGGTAACCAAATTAACGCAGCTGGTACTGCTTACACTAGCAATACTGCTGGTGCTTACTATAACCAGATGTCTTGGTTCCAAACTTTAGGTATTAAGCTTCAAGCTGTATCTAATAAAATCCACCAACTGACTTTACGTGGCGGTGCTAACTTCCTAGTATGTTCACCAACTGTAGCTACAATCCTTGAATCTATTCCTGGATTTGCAGCTGATACTGATGGTGCTGCAGATACTATGAAATATGCATTCGGCGTTCAGAAAATTGGTCAGTTAAACAGTCGTTATAAGGTTTACAAGAACCCTTATATGACCGAGAACACTATTCTATTAGGGTTCCGTGGTAACCAATTCCTAGAGTGTGGTGCCGTTTACGCTCCATACGTACCGTTAATTATGACACCTCTAGTGTACGATCCAGATACCTTTACACCAAGAAAAGGTATTATGACTCGCTACGCTAAGAAGATGATTCGTCCTGAATACTACGGTAAGGTATACGTTGCTAACTTAAACGTAGCTCAAGCTAGCTAATTCAGACTAGCTTAAAAAATAAAGACCGGCCCTGTAAGGCCGGTTTTTTTTATACTTATATCTACTATTTATATTAAAATTATTAATGCCTACTCTGTTAGATTTAAGCAGAGATCCATACGGATTAAACGGTGGTACAATCGTCAGTGATCAATAAATACAAAAGCTGATGCATTTTGGTATCTACCAGTAACAAATACTACCGCAATAATATCATTCAGCAGTCTAACTGGAGGACCGATTAGCGCATCATTTACAGCCGGTAACGGTATTTTCGGCGCAATTACTGAAGTCTCACAGTCATCCGGTATCGCCGTTCTCTACTCAGGTTCTTATCAATACCCCCACCCCTAATATAAATCCTTGAAAATATATAATATAGAACCCTCTTTTGAGGGTTTTTTATTCTCTTTTGCTTACTATTTATATCAAACGGTCTATGCATGGTGACAACAACAGTTACAAGAAAGAAAAAACTTAAGAATCCAATTAAATTTCAGGTTACACTTAATGAAGAACAGAAAGTTGCGAAATCAGTTATTCTTGAAAACAAGATAACAGTACTAAAAGGTAGTGCAGGATCAGGAAAATCGATAGTAGCTGCTCAAGCTGCACTCGATCTACTCTTTACCGGACAGGTTGAAAAGGTAATACTAACTAGACCTGCCGTAACTGCTGGAGAAGAATTAGGTTTTATGCCCGGAGATAAAGACGCTAAGCTAGCTCCCTATACAGCAGCTATATACGATAATATGTATAGGCTCTATAATAAGGAAAAGATAGATAGAGAAATTATTGAAGGTAGAATAGAGGTTATTCCGGTAGCATTTATGAGAGGCAGGAATCTTACAAACTGCTGTGTAGTAGTAGACGAAGGCCAAAATATTACACACAGGCAGATGGAGCTAATTCTTGGTAGAATATGTGAAGGATCAAGAATGATTATATGTGGTGATACTGCACAGATTGATTTAAAAGATAAAAAATTATCAGGTTTTGGATTTATATGTAATAACTTGACCAACGTAATAGGTTTTTCAGTTGTAACTCTGAAAACTAATCATCGCGATCCAATCGTTGAAGATATTTTGAAAATTTATTTAGATCATAGAGATTAAAAAATGGCTAATCCAATAATTTATAACGGCGATCCAGGGCCAATTTCAGGCAGTACCCCATTTGGATTTTACGATAATGACGCAGATTATCAAACCGATGGACCAAAAGTAGCAAACTACTGTGCATGGAAACTAGGATATCCCGTACTCGACGTTGAACTACAGTCCGGATCGATTTACGCTTGTTTTGAAGAAGCCGTTTCAATCTACGCCGAAGAATTATATCAACTTAAGATAAAAGACAATTACCTAACGCTTGAAGGACAGCCGACTTCCTCTCTATTAAACAGTATTGTAGTCTCGCCTAACTTAACCAACCTGGTTAATATAGCCGAAACTTACGGTCAAGTAGCAGGAGTAGGTGGATTTATAAGTTGGAGAAGTGGTTCGTTGGAACTTATATCTGGAGAGCAAAACTATAACGTATACGACTGGGCAGTAGCATCACAGAGTATGAGTCCGGGAGATAGAATAGTAATTCAAAGAATAATGTATCAAGCACCGCCTGCGATTTACGGATACGGGTATGGTGCTTATTATCCTCAATTAGGTGGATCGGGTGCATGGCCTGGTAGTTGGGGCGGATACGGAGCTATGGGCGGAGGGAACAACGCTGCTACTTATTATCCTGTATTTTGGGATATTCAAAGAATTCAAGAATTAGAAATGTCAAATGACGTACGGCTTCCTGAATGGTCGTTTGAGCTTATTGGAACTAACTTAAGAATTACTCCAGTACCTCTAGGCAGTAATTATGGCGGATACCGTTCATGTATTTCAATTCAATATGCATTCCAATCAGACCTTATGTCTTTGACAGAAAATAGCCCATACGGCAGTAATAAAGGTCTAGTAGCAAATGCAGCATTAGCTCCATACGGTCTAATCACATACTCCTATATTAATCAACCGGGCAAACAATGGATCAAAGAATATACAGCTGCACTTACTTCTGAATTGCTTGGTTTGATACGCGGAAAATACCAAACTGTACTTATTCCAGGGGCAGAAGCTACACTCAATTTTGCTGATTTAATCTCACGTGGTAAAGAAATGCAAGTAGCTTTACGTGAAAAATTACGGCTTGACTTCGAAGACATGTCAAGACAGAAGCAGCTTGAAAGAAAACAGTCTGAAAACAATTCTCTTAACGATACTTTAAATAGTATACCGTTAATGGTATATATCGGATAACTATGGCACTATTCGGTTCAGTAAGAGATGCAACAATGCAACTTGGCGTAGCCGGCGAGTTTGTAAATAACGTAGTAACCCAGCAAATAGGCTACTATAAGATAGTAATACCCTCATCCCCTCCGAATATCTATGGCGAATCATCCGTTAAGCAATATATCGGCCCGGTACTTTTAAACTGTTTAATAGTCAGGGGCGACTTCTCAACAATTACCGATAATAATTTCGGACCTGATAGTAGAAGGGAAGTAGATTTTAGATTTTTAAAGCCAGATCTAGAATTAGCTAATATAGTGCCTGAGACCGGTGATATTATTATGTATAACGAATTATATTACGAAGTAGATAATACTAACGAAAATCAGCTTTTCCTTGGAAAAGATCCCAATTATTCTTACTCTGAAGGATTAAACAACTTTGGTACTAGTTTTTCTATCATTCTAACCACCCATATGACATCACCTGAAAGATTAGGTATAACACAACAGAGACTCTAATATGCCACAAATAGTACGTCCAGAGAATAGAAGGGAGTTTATGAATAAACTTATCATACCTGCTGATCCGCAGTATGGCAATCCAAATATAGTTTTTTCTGAACCTTTCAAACCAGGACAACCTGAATTTAATAGGGCATATGAAACTGCTTTTGAACCTACAGGAGACAAAAAATACTCAATAGGATTAAAAGATATTGATCAATCAATAATGTACCATTTTGCAAACGTTCTTAAGCTTACGGTATTTCAAAACAATTCTACGGTACTTGTTCCCGTTATATACGGTTCACCTGAAAAATGGAAATCAATACAAAAAGACGGATACTATCGTAATAATGTAGCAAAAATAATGTCCCCTCTTTTAGTTTTTAAAAGATCTTCAGTTGTACAGAATAGAACGCTCGGAAATAAAATAGACGGTAATGTTGCTAAAAATGTTCAACTATACGAAAAGGCTTTCTCAAAAAGAAACGTATATGATAACTTCAATGTTTTGCAAAATCAAAAGCCGCAGAAAGAATATACGGTTGTAGTTACGCCTGACTATGTTACTGTAAATTATACAGTAATAATGTGGACAAACTATGTTGAACAAATGAATAAGTTGATAGAAGCTGTAAATTTTGCTTCTAATTCATACTGGGGTGACCCCGATTCATTTCAGTTTCTTGCAAAAATTGAGACGTTTAATGACGCGCAAGTCTATGATCAAGGTGAAGATAGATTGGTAAGAACTGAATTTGATTTAACTGTCAACGGTTACCTTATTCCGGATTCGCTAAATGCCTATTTAGCACAGCTTTCAGGAAAAACTTATAATATATGTAAAATAGTATTTACAACCGAACAGGTGCAGTAAGGTAGGTTTCTTATTGTTACGGAACGAACTATTTATAATCAAATTTCATAGAGTGGCAGATACTATATCAACTTCCGGTATATCCCCCGGTCAATTAATTAAGTCCGAACAGGTTCTCAGAATTATTTACGCTCTAAATGGAGTAAGCGGTAGTACAATCCTTATTTCAGGTAGTCTTGGAGTAAGTGGATCTGCAAACTTTTTAAATACTGTTAATTTCTTTGCAGGATTAACCGGTTCATTATTTGGGACCTCTTCTTATGCTGCTACCGCATCGGTTATACAAGGAGCGGCTACAGGGTCTTTAATTACAACAGCTTCATTTTCTAATCCTTCTATTACATTTACTAAAGGAGACGGTTCAACTTTTTTAGTAAATTTAACAAGTCTTGTTCCTCTTACAGCATCACATGCTTTAACTGCTTCTTATTTTAGCGGTTCAATCTCAAATGCTATATCTGCTTCTTATGCTCTTACAGCATCGTATGTTGCTAACGTATCATCTTTCCCTTTTACTGGAAGCGCTATTATAAGTGGTAGCTTAAATGTAACAGGAAGTACAAATATAAGCGGCGCTTTATTTGTAAACGGTCTTTCCCTGAGTGCAGAGAATGGGGGACAATTAGCTATATGGAAATATACATCAAGTTTAAATACAGGAGTAGATCCTGGTAACGGATTTTTTAAACTAAATCAATACTGGTCATCATCTCCTACTGCTGCATCGTTCGACAATTTTGCGTATGATCCAAACGTAAGTTTTTCAGGTTATTTAGATAATCTAACAGTAGGTACAGTAATAAAACTTGTAAGCCTTGCAGAAGCAGGTACCTTTAAACTACTACAAATTACAAGCGTAGCACCCCCTGAATCTGGTTACGAAAGTTATGGAGTATCACAGTTAACTTCAGCAGGTAACGACCCCGCTGAAGGAGATCAATTTGCATTTATACCAGTAGGCGCATCTGGGGAGGGTTTTAATACAATCAACAACGCAGGACCTGGTAGATTAATTATTTCTGACGGTTCGACTAATGCTGCTACAGCGTCATCTGATTTAATTTACACAGGTAGTACTTTTTTCGTAACCGGGTCAGCTACTATTGTAGACATATATAGCAATTATTTTTATGTTAGAAATAAACAGACACAACAGCCTGTATTTACAGTAAGCGAAAGTGTTGTACAGTTCGCGACTCAATCAGCGATTCCTACCGGCACTGCACCTAATGGAGGAATATGGTTTACATCAACTAATCTTTATGTAGGTTTAGATTAAAATTAACTATTTATTAAAATAAAAAGACAGAAAAATGGCAAATTGGAAAAAAGTAATAGTATCGGGAAGTGTAGCTCAGTTAAGTAATTTAAGTATTAGTAGTAACTTAGCTGTAACCGGCTCGGTAAACGCTTTAGGACTTACTAATGCAAATAAGCCGAATATAGTTTCTTATGATACAACTACAGGTTTATTCACTTATCAAGGTACCGGTTCATTTACCGCAACTACTGCTTCTTATATTTTAAGTAGCGGGGTAGATGGCCCTCTAGGTATGAATAGCATACTTACTGCCTCTCATGCCGTAAGCGCTTCAATTGCAGGTAGAACAAAAGGTACTTTATCTCAAGTAGCTGGCGGGGGTCTTAATGCTTTTTCTTTCAACGGTAGTACTGACGTAACAGTAGAAGTCAGCGGTGCTGCTCAACTTTCTCAAAACGCTATTACAAAGTGGAATGACACAGATAATAAGTTTACCAATTCGAGTCTCTTTGATAACGGTACTTTAATAACCGGTAATACATCGATAGTACTTACAGGCGCAAATTCAAGCTTAACTGGTTCATTTAGCGGATCATTTAAAGGAGACGGTTCACAACTAACCGGCCTTGTAACTGAATTAGACTTCTCTGGTTCAACCGGAAGCGGTAATGTAGATCTTTTAACTCAGGTATTTACAATTACCGGTACAGCTAATGAAATAGAAACATCAGCTGCCTCCCAAACCCTAACAATCGGGTTACCTAATAACGTTACTATTGGTAACAATTTAGTAGTTAGTAATAATTTAACAGTATTCGGTACTGCTAGCTTCCAACAAACAACAAATCTTGAGGTTGCAGATAGATTTATTCTTCTTGCTTCTGGATCAAACGCAGCAGGTGATGGGGGTATCGTAGTACAGCAAGGAACACAGAATGTAGGCGAATTATTTGCATTCGATAGCGGAACTACAAGATGGGGATTAACTGGTTCATTTACCGCCAATCAAAGTACTTATACACCTGATGCATTTATGGCAGCAGCGGTTTTAGGTTCAAGCGGAGATCCAACAACAGCACCAGGTAGGTACATTGCAAAAGGTAATATATTTATAGGTAATGACGAAACAATTTGGATATATTCTTAATAGAGTTTTCAAAAGAGTAGTTATGGGTTTTAACGCAAATAACGTAGTAGTAAATAATAAACGTGTAGAGGAGCTCCATAAGGCTCCTTTACCTGTCTTAAGTCTTAATAAACCTGAGGTTGAGACTTTGTTAAATTTAATAAGAGAATCTCATTTCAAAGGAGAGCAGGTTCAAAAGATATTTGAATTAGTGCTAAAACTTCAAGACTATTACGTTAAGCTACCCTGATTCTGTGATATTTATATGAAGGAAAGTACTGTAGGCCGAAAGGAAGTAGGCATATACACGGCATAAGTGTATGTATCTAACCACAGTGTAAATTTGTATTACTATGCCGAATTGGAAAAAAGTCATCGTAAGTGGCTCAAATGCCTCTTTAAACTCATTAACAGTAGCTACAAATGTTGTAGCTGAATCATTCACTGGTTCTTTATTTGGAACTGCTGCTTCAGCTTCTGCCGCTTCAGTATTTAATATTTCATCTTCATTATATTCAGCTCAAGGAGCTTTAGCTGGTGTAGGTACAACAACAATTGTCAATATATCCACAGGTTCATTTAGAGCTGGTTTTTTTGATTATGTAGCTTCAAGCGGAAGTAATGCTCGAGCTGGTACAGTGATGTCTGTCTGGGATGGTAGTAATGTAAACTTTACTGATAATTCAACAACAGACATTGGAAGTACTACACTTGTTACAATGAGTGTAGCTTTAAGTGGTGCTAATGCTTTATTAAGAGCAACAATAAATGGAGATACTTGGAATATAAAAACAACTTATAGACTTATTTAAATAAAAATTAATGGCTTTGAATCTTTCAGATATTACCTTTACTTGGCAGTTTAATCCACTTTTTGTTAGCCCTACATCGACTGAACATAATGATGTTGTTACTAAAGTTTTTTACGAACTTAGAGCAACTATAGGGTCTGTTAGTGGATCAGTAGGTGGATTTCAAGAGATACTTCCGATATCACCTTCTGGAAGCTTTATTCCTTTTCAAGACTTAACATCACCTATAATACAGCAGTGGGTTGAATACATGCTAGGAGAAGAGGGTGTAAAAAACCTTAAGACTGACCTTAAAGAAAAGCTTGAAAATAAATTGAATCCTACTTTTGTTATAAAACAATCTCCTTGGATTCTATAGTGATTTATTTAGCTATAAACAAGATTTTAACTATTTATATAATATATTAGCATATATAAAACCCCTACCTTAGGGAAAGTGAACTAAGGGAGATAAACATGGCGAATGAATTTATTGTCCGTAACGGCCTAAAGGCCCTAAATAATTCACAAGTTACAGGATCTCTCTCTATTTCCGGATCACTTGCCGTTCCGGCTATACCTTTAGGTTCAACTGAAACTAATGTAGTAGTAACTGATACGGATGGAACTTTTAAATATAGAACTAATCTTAGTCTCCAAGGTACACAAGGAATTCAAGGTATTCAAGGCAATACCGGTACTCAAGGCATCCAAGGTACGCAAGGCATACAAGGTACTCAAGGAATTCAAGGTATTCAAGGTATTCAAGGTAATAACGGAACCCAAGGTATCCAAGGTACGCAAGGCATACAAGGTACTCAAGGAATTCAAGGTATTCAAGGTAATAACGGAATCCAAGGCATTCAAGGAATACAAGGAACCCAAGGAATACAAGGAACCCAAGGAATACAAGGTAATACAGGAATACAAGGTATACAAGGCATACAAGGAACTACCGGTCCTCAAGGAACTCAGGGCGTTCAGGGCTCAACCGGAACCCAGGGACTACAGGGCATACAAGGTATTCAAGGTACACAAGGAACACAGGGTATTCAAGGAATTCAAGGCTTAACCGGAACCCAAGGAATTCAAGGCGTACAGGGTATTACCGGTCCACAAGGCACGCAAGGTACTCAAGGAATTCAAGGGGTACAAGGCATAATTGGTGCTCAAGGTAGTCAAGGAACACAAGGTATTCAAGGAATACAAGGAATACAAGGAATACAAGGTACACAGGGTACTCAAGGAATACAAGGTACACAAGGCACACAAGGTATTCAAGGAGTGCAAGGAACTACCGGTACACAAGGTACACAAGGAATACAAGGTACACAAGGAATACAAGGCGTACAGGGTATAACCGGTATTCAAGGTATTCAAGGTATACAAGGTATACAAGGTTCTCAAGGCACTCAGGGGATTCAAGGCGTACAAGGTACTCAAGGAATACAAGGAACACAAGGAACACAGGGAACACAAGGTACCCAAGGCATTCAAGGAGTGCAAGGAACTACCGGTACTCAAGGTATTCAAGGTATTACAGGACCACAAGGTATACAAGGTATTCAAGGTATTCAAGGTACACAGGGTATTCAAGGCACGCAAGGTACGCAAGGCATTCAAGGTATACAGGGAATACAAGGTACGCAAGGGACTCAAGGGACTCAAGGAACGCAGGGTATCCAAGGCATACAAGGTACGCAAGGAATACAGGGTATACAGGGGGTACAAGGCATAACTGGAACCCAAGGTATCCAGGGTATTACTGGCCCTCAAGGTACGCAAGGAATCCAAGGTACGCAAGGAATTCAAGGAATTCAAGGGATTCAGGGTACCCAAGGTACACAGGGTATACAAGGCCCCCAGGGTACACAAGGAATACAAGGTATTCAGGGAATTCAAGGTACAACAGGACCGCAAGGTACTCAAGGTACTCAAGGAATTCAAGGGATACAAGGTAACACTGGTACGCAAGGAACCCAGGGAACTCAAGGAATCCAAGGTATACAAGGAATACAAGGTACGCAAGGTACACAGGGAACTCAAGGAACTCAAGGAATACAAGGCATTCAAGGTACACAAGGAATTCAAGGTATTCAAGGTACAACCGGTACACAAGGTATACAAGGCATACAAGGAACTACCGGTCCTCAAGGAACTCAAGGCATCCAAGGTACTCAAGGTACTCAAGGCATCCAAGGCATTCAGGGAATACAAGGTACACAAGGCACAACTGGCGCTCAAGGTATACAAGGTAATACTGGTACTCAAGGAACACAAGGAACACAGGGAACGCAAGGTACGCAAGGTACGCAAGGCATTCAAGGAGTACAAGGCTTAACTGGAACTCAAGGTATCCAAGGTATTACAGGACCGCAAGGTACACAGGGTGTACAAGGTACCCAAGGTATACAGGGTATTCAAGGCACGCAAGGTATACAGGGTATTCAAGGCATACAGGGAATACAAGGTACGCAAGGTACTCAAGGTACAATTGGTACACAAGGTATACAAGGCATACAAGGTACTCAAGGAACACAAGGAATCCAGGGTATACAAGGCACCCAAGGAACTCAAGGAATTCAAGGTATACAAGGTACAACAGGACCTCAAGGTACGCAAGGAACCCAAGGTACTCAAGGGATACAAGGTAATACCGGTACCCAAGGAACACAAGGAACACAAGGAACCCAAGGTATCCAAGGCAATACCGGTATCCAAGGTATCCAAGGTATTCAAGGTATACAAGGAACTACTGGACCTCAAGGAACACAAGGAACACAAGGTATCCAAGGTATTCAAGGTATACAAGGAACTACTGGACCTCAAGGAACACAGGGAACACAAGGAACAACTGGTACGCAGGGCATTCAAGGCGTAACTGGTCCTCAAGGTACTCAAGGCATACAAGGTATTCAAGGAACACAAGGTACTACTGGTGCACAAGGAATTCAAGGTATACAAGGTATAACTGGCCCTACTGGACCGACAGGTCCGCAAG